CACAAACCAAGAGAAAGTATGTTACAATGAAAACGACTGCCACAATCGTATTAATGAACTTTCTCTTTGGAGCATATCTTGGGTTGGCGATAATCCAGCTAACCCAGAGGCTAAAGTCACGAATGTTGCAATGGCTAAATCTAAGAGTGTTCAGACCACATTAGATGAAGTTGGTTCTATGGTAGAAAAGATTATAGAGCGCAAGAAAGGCAAATATTGTTTGTACGCTAAAAAGGACCGAAGGCTTCTAGGCTGCCATGATACCAAAGCAGGAGCTATAAGGCAGGAAAGGGCCATACAAGCAAGAAGATACAGCAAATCTGATGTGCTTGGTGAAATACTTACAAAGATAGAAAAGTATAAGATACCTAAAGGCGTAAAAAAAGAAGCAATAACAGGTAGAGAATTACGTAAAGAATTTGGATATGGTGGCGGTAAAGTTACAAAAGCAATTAACGCACACTTAATTAACAAACAATATGTAAGTTATGCGATGGCCATGAAGATTCACAAGTATTATAGAAGGCATGAGAAAGTAGACCCACAAGGTAAGAATTTTGATAATAAGAAAAGACCTAGTAAGGGTTTAATTATGTGGAAAATGATGGGCGGCAATGCAGGACATAGTTGGAGTAAGAGTTTGGAAGACAAAGCAAAAGCAGATGACCCTAGCACACCAGCAAAACCTAGTGAAAGACGTACAGGTAGCGATAAGAACCCACAAGGTTCTGCAAGCGGTCAACGTGGCGGAATTAAACTTAGTGAAGCTAACATTAAAACACTTAAGAATTACATTAAAGAACATAATGAGAAAGTAGGTGATGCAAAAGGCAAGAAAGCAAATTTAGGTGCGTTAAAAGCGGTATTTCGTAGAGGTGCAGGAGCATTTTCTACGAGTCATAGACCTAGTGTAAGCAGTAGAGACCAATGGGCATTAGGTAGAGTCAAGGCTTTCTTAAAATTATTAAGTTCTGGTAAGCCATCTAACCCAAAATATACTACAGATTATGATTTACTGCCAGCAGAACATCCTAAATCTACTAAAAAAGAAAAAGCAGAGTATCAAGGTCGCAAAGTAGAGCTTAACAAACCACGTAGATTGTCTGGAGATAAGAAAAAGTTTGGAGTTTATGTCAAAAACGATAAAGGCAATGTAGTGCAAGTTAAGTTTGGCGACCCTAATATGGATATAAAGCGTGATGACCCAGATAAACGCAGACAATTTAGAGCAAGGCACAACTGTGACAACCCAGGTCCTAAACATAAAGCAAGATATTGGTCTTGTAAGATGTGGAGTACTAAAAATGTGTCAGATATAACAAAAGCAGAGTGTCCTTGTGCAGTTAAGACAAAAAACAAATGATTACTTAGATGATATAATGCGTATGATTAAGTTTGGTACGTTTATAGAAAAAAAACCAGATGACGATGATAAAAAACCAACAAGTGATAATGAACCTGATGGCGTATGGATGGCAAATTGTAGATTAGCTGCAAGAAAAATTAGCGGATTTACAGGAAATAAAATTACAGGACCGCGTAAGATAATAAGAGATGAAGGTGCATGGTGTGCAAATCTATGGAGAAATCCAGGAGATTATAGTAAACCATACAAAAGACCTGACGGTTCTACGGGAGTCACCAGTGGTTTCAAACTAAGAACGGCAGTCGGAAAACCAGGATTTAAATTAGAAACAACAGATTAAACCCGAGTATTTTAGTTTTTTTATATAGGGGCTTACGAATTACATACATATATGGGCAAATGTACTTGTGGAGATTCACACGCTGCTGCACCTGCTGACGAAGAAGTCGTAGAAGCAGAGAAAAGTGAAGCTCTCGATGAACCGATAGCAGAACTTGATAAGCACGAAGAGCTTTACAAGGATATGGAGCAAACTCTAGGAAAACTCAAAGAGGTCATGGCATACTTAGAAGAAATGGCCGCAGGCGATGAAAAGATGATGGAAGAAGAAGAAAAAGCCGAAGAAGAAGAGGAAGAAGAAGAGGAAGTGCCAGAAGAAGAAGAAGAAGAGAAAGCTGAAGAAGAGGAAGAGGAAGAAGAAGAGGAAGCAGAAGAAGAAGAAAAATCTGTTGCCCGAAAAGCTGAAGACCTTCACAAATCATTAGAAACATTAAAGAAATACGGAATTAACGTATATTCTGGTCGCAGAAAAACACCTGCACCAAAACTTGACACTCCCGCAGTTAATGAAAAAACCGACTGGTTTAACTTCACCAAATCATTGGATGAAGTAGCATACATGAAAGGAGAGGAAACAAAAATATGAGCACAGCAACAAGTTTCGAGGACTATGTTAACGCTTATTACGGCGGGACACTAGGAATCTCAAAAAGATATGGCATAACAAAAAGCGCAACTGAATTAACAACAGCAGACGCAGATTACTTCAATGTAATGTTCGGAGCATCTGTATTTAATCAGTTAAATACAAGGTCAGAAGTATTCAAACTTTTAGACAAAGCAGGTTGGACACAATCTGGATGGAGAGTAATGTATCAAAGACATGCAAACACCACAGGTATTGCAGAAGGTCAATCACTAGGTACAGCAGACCAACCAGAACTCAAAGAAATGAGTGCAACCATCAAAGAAGTATCTACTCGCTGGGACACAACAACCAGAGCAGAGTTACTAGCTGACGCAGATGACGGAATCAAAGGTCTAGCAGCTTTCTTAAGAAAAGAAAACGGAGAAGCACACGCTTTCTACCTAGATAAACAATTACTAGCTTCAGTTAACACATCAGATGATGCAACAGTTGCACAAGATGACTCTAACAACAACATGGAATCTATTGATAAAATGACCACTTCTACCGCAGCAGTTGCAGCAGACAGTGACATTCCAAACCACATAGAAGATATG